CCATTTTAAGCCACAGTTTCGGAAAAACTAATAATTCACTCACCTTTTCAACACGTTCTCTGTGGTGAACAGGATCTATTTTTTCTTTTAATGTTGTTAATATATGAAATGGAAGTATGTGAACTAAATAAATAAATGGAATTACAAAATAAATATTATAATAAGCTGATTTCTTGTTCACAAAAGCAAATAAAACAAACACCCATATAAAAATATGAAGCAGACATATCAATTCAAATAACATACCATATAATATTATTAAAATTCCAACAACAAATAATCGGAATTTTGATTTTCTTTTACAAACATCAGACGGATACAATACCATGGGGGTCTGTTTTCTTCGTTTGACTTGAATGAAATAGTTGTTTTTCTTGAATGTACCACACTGCCTGAAGAAACGCGTCGGCGAGGTCGTCTTTTTTCTTGGAGGCTTCAAACGTGGCCGCAGCCAGCTTGTGTTCGCCTAAAAGGCGGCGCGTGTGCTCCACGCCGAGCTTTTTGCGCTGGGAGTACGTGGTGTCGCCCATGTTCAGGAACTTGAGTTTGTTGGTCGGCGACACGATCTGGACTTTTGCGCCCTTCATGGTCCAGTACTGGATGAGCATGCCCTGCAGCGGCTTCATGCGCGCCGCCAACTGGTTCTCAATCAGCACGGTGTCCACTTTTTCCGTAAAAAGGCGGTCGTAGTGCGCGGTCAAGGCGATGGAAATCGTCGTGTCCTGCAGCTGCGATGCCGTCTTGATTTTCTCCAACTTCGTCGCCTGCTTGAAGCGGGCGACGACGGTCTTGCGGTCCCCGGCCGCGTCCACGCCGTGCGTCGCGCAAAGGGCCTGAAGCGCTGAAAGGGTGAGGCCCGCGACGGAGGGCGGCGCGGGGGCGTGCTTCTTGCAGTAGGTCTGGCCTGCGACTTGGTGGAGGGCTTTCTTGCCGCACGCGCACGGCACCGGGTTGGTGAGGTCGACGACTTCCCACCCTGCGAGGCTCAGGACGGCCTCTTTGAGGTCCAGTAGGCAGTGCGCGAGGTTCTTGATGCCCACGTCGATGGAAAGGATTCGCATTTTATGTTGTATTGCAACGGCATTCTTTTTGTCGCTAAAGCTCAGGCGATTCGGGTTCGCATGCCATAAATATTGCCTACGGCAACCGATGCCGTTATAGATTGCCCTACAAAAAAAACGCTACTTGTCGCCGTCAAGGAGATAATAGCCACGATTCGTCCATATACGGCGTTCGATGTAGTTACCACTCCGTTCACTCGAGTCAACGATTGTGTCGCTGATGTAGTGCTGAGTGAAAAAGTGGCTTGGGAAACATTTAACGTGGACATTACAAAACTAAGTTCATACAACCAAACACCTTGCGGTTGTAAAGTAAATGTTCGTATATTCGTGGGCGTATTTGGAGTTGCCGATAGGGCAGTCCCAGTAAAATTGTTGGAAAATTGAAACGTGTACCCAATTTGGTCGGAGGCAGGAGCCGCTGTATTCGCCGACAAATGTATAAATTCGTTCACTCCAAGGGTTAAATTGCTCACGACTTTGTTATTGAAATTAATCCCCGTCGTCAAGGCATTCGCCCCGATCGAAAGGACGGAAGAAGTGATGCTGTCCAAGGTCGCTGCGCGCAGTCCTAAAATATTGGTGGTTGTGGTCGCCGAGCCAATGTTTACAGTGTTGGCACCTGTTCCTGCATTTTGAATGTGCAAAGTTCCCGTTCTGCCGGTGCCCGTGAGAAGGCGGGCAACTCCGCTCGTGTTCGTCGTCAAAAAGTTGAGCGCTCCCGTTGTGTTGGTTGTAAATAGTTCCACCGCCGAATCGACGGCGCTCGTTTGTATCGTGTTTATGGTGCTTGCGAGAGCGCGCAAAGACCCCGCGACGGTCGTCGTCACGTCTGCTTTTCCAACGTTAATTCCAGTCGCGGTCGAAGTTCCGATACTTAGAGCTGCGGACGTGTCCAACGAGGGCGCGGCAACTCCGATCGCAAATGCGTTTGTCCCTGTCCAAGTATTGTTGCTCGACAGCAGGGTCGTTCCGGCATTCAGGGTGGACTGGGTGAAGCTGTAGTAGGCATTTTGAAAATAAGTGGTTACGTCGTTTCCGCCGGCGTGATTCAGGAAAATTCGGAGCACGATTTTATCCGTAAGTTCAAGTGGGTAGGCGGCGGAAAGCGTAGCGTTGATGGGGTAAGCGGTCGGGGTCGTCGTCGCGTTCACGTCGGAGCTGAACGCACTTGTTGCAATGAGGGATTCCGTCGAACCCGTAAGTTTTAAAAGGTCGAAATAGTAAACTAAAGTGCCTGAGGCCGATGTGGTCTGGCTGTACAGCAACACATTCCAAATTCCCGACGGGATTGAGGTCACCCCCAACGCAGACGTAACAAAGGAGGCCACCGCTTGATTTGTCCCGTTTGTCGTGACCACGACTTGCTGCTGGGCCGCCTCCACTACGGATTGACCGAGCGACTTATAAATGCCGTCCGTCACGCTGTAATTCATAAAGAAATTATAGCCACCACTGTACTGCCCAACCAGCGAGTCGACGTAGCCTTTTGTCGCCAACTCGTTTCCGTTGACTGCCTCTACGCTTTGAGGTGGGGTCTCGAAAGTCGCCTGACCGACCACAGAAACCGCCCCCGCGAATGTATTTGAGCCCGACCACGTGTTGCTTTGATTGTAAATGGTCGGCGTGCCGACAGTGTCTCCCGTCGTTATCAATGAATAGTAACTTCCTTCGAAATAGGTCAACAAGTTTGAACCCGCGACCAATCCACTGCCTCTACTGTACAACTCCACCATCAGCCGGTCGCTACTCACCAGGGTCAACGAAGGAAAGGTGTAAGAAAACTGAACATAAGACCCCGCAGTCGTTGCGGTGATGGGCGCGCTCTGCGCACTCTGTCCAATGTACGTTTGTGTATTGTCGGCCCCATGGAAATTAAACAACTTAAATGAGAGAGTGCAAGTGCCGGTCGTCGCGTTGGACAGGCTTGCATACTGTCTCCAAGTCCACGTTTGTCCTGCATAAGTTCCGTTGATGCCGGGGTATCCATGCGTAGTTAAGAATTGTCCGAAAAATTGAGACGCATTGGAAACGATTACGTCAGCACCGCTCGTGTTGGCAGGTACTTGAACCGTGTAGTTCGATGTTGCAATGGAGGATTGGCTTAAATTTTTAAAATTGAGTCCGACTCCAATACTTGCGTTCAGGTAAAAAACGCCCGACGTAAAAGTGGACACGAAATACGAGTCTACATACCCCTTGTTCGCAGATTGCGTTGCAGCGGTCGGAGTAGGTACGACTACCGTATTTGAGAACGTGTTGGTGCCGCTCCAAGTATTATTCATGGCTAAATTGGTCGATCCGGCGGGTCCAGTAGCGCCAACCGTGCCTTGTCGGCCTGTTGGCCCGGTAACGCCCGTCGCGCCGACCGTTCCGGAAACGCCTTGCGGGCCCACAGTGCCGGAGACTCCTTGTGGCCCCGTGGGCCCGGTAAAGCCCGTCTCTCCCACAGTACCGGAAACGCCTTGCGGGCCCACTGCACCCGACACTCCTTGTGGACCTGTGGGTCCGGTAAAGCCCGTCGCGGAAACGCCTTGCGGGCCCACAGTGCCGGAGACTCCTTGTGGGCCAGTGGGACCGGTAACGCCCGTCTCGCCCACAGTACCGGAAACGCCTTGCGGACCCACTGCACCCGACACTCCTTGTGGGCCAGTGGGACCGGTAACGCCCGTCTGCCCGACTGTTCCGGAAACGCCTTGCGGGCCCACAGTGCCGGAGACTCCTTGTGGGCCAGTGGGACCGGTAACGCCCGTCTGCCCGACTGTTCCGGAAACGCCTTGCGGGCCAGCCGGGCCCGTTGCCGCAATCGCATTTAAATTACTTGTGATGAAGGAATAATTTCCGTCTTCAAACATGGTTAGTAAAGTCGCAGTTGAAGTGGAAGTCGCGCAATTAGAATATATTTTTACAATTAACAAATCCGATGCTTCCATCGGTACCGGCGCACCAATGGTTAAAGTCATATGGTATGCATCGGGGACGTTGACTGAGTTGATGTTGGATGAGTTGCCTGATTTCTTGACGAAGGTTTCGGTTGCCCCTCTTACATATAATTCAAAATAGTAAAACAGAGAGGCATTGAAATTTTCGGACAATTGGCCGAATAAAGTTAACTGCCATAAGCCGCTTGGCAACACAGTGATGTTGGGAAAGCCGACAGCCGTTGCAAACGAGGCGATTAAATTGTCTTGTACGTTGGCTTGGGTTGTTTCATTCTGCGCGATGGAATCGGTGTCGATAAGGGTGCTCAGAAGTTGGTAGCCGGCGATGGACGACGCTTGCGCATTATTCAGGTATAAATTCATGCCTGAACCCGAATAAGAAGCGACCAAGTTGTCGACGTAGCTTTTGTTGCACAAGTCATTCGCGAAAATCGGAGCAGTCGAGTTGGGGGCATACGTTGAAAATTCAACCCGATTTGAAAATTGATTCGTTCCAGTCCAAATATTGTTTGCAGTTAAATTTTGAGATCCTGTGGGGCCAGTTGAGCCCACAGTTCCGGTTGGACCAGTAGTGCCCGTTTCTCCCGCCGTTCCAGAAACACCGGTTGGGCCAGTGGGGCCTGCAGTTCCGGTTGGACCAGTAAAGCCCGTTTCTCCCGCCATTCCAGAAACACCGGTTGGGCCAGTGGGGCCGTCAGTTCCGGACATGCCGGTCGGTCCCGTTTCTCCCGCCGTTCCAGAGACACCGGTAGGGCCAGTGGGGCCTGCAGTTCCGGACATGCCGGTCGGTCCCGTTTCTCCCGCCGTTCCGGTGTGACCGCTTGGGCCAGTGGGACCCGCAGTTCCGGACATGCCGGTTGGACCAGTAGTGCCCGTTTCTCCCGCTATTCCAGAGACACCGGTTGGGCCAGTGGGGCCTGCCGTTCCATCCGAACCGGTTGGACCCGTTTTGCCGGTAGGTCCCGTCACTCCAGACGGTCCCGTCGCGCCCGTTCCCGATGCCCCGGTGGGACCGGTCGCGCCAACAGTTCCGAACCTGCCAGTTGGCCCCGTGAACCCCTTTTCGCCCACCGTTCCGGAGACTCCGGCTGGACCCGTCGCTCCATCTGTTCCGGGCAGGCCGGTCGGCCCAGTTGCGCCCACCGAGTACAAAGTGGACGAGATTCCGACTGTGCCGGGGGCATTGATCGCCCACCTCGGGTACACGCGGGTTAAAGCGGCGGGCATCACAAAGGTGGGTCCTAGATCGGTAAGCGCGCTTCCGCCGTACTCTGAATTCCACGCGTTTAATTTAAATTTACTGCTGGTAATGGATCCAGTGATGGGCGCAACCGTCACTAGATCTCCTTCTTCGTAATACACGGTGGCTGGGAGCGACCCGCCCGTGTGAATAAAGTCGACGTATTCGACCGCGTAGGTGGGAGCCCATATCGCGTACAGCGTAACGTCGTTGGCGGGCATGGTCGACGGGGTCACCCCGCTTCCGTCGGGCTCAGGGTTCCATCGCTTCAATGTGTAGTCTTGCCTATAGAGGCTCGCGAGGATTATGGTCGCTCCCTGCTCGTACTGCGAACTTAACGGAAGGGTTCCCGTAAAGGTCGGATCGTTGCCGTCGTAACTCAGCGTGTACATGCATTATCCTTCTTTTTATTATTTGGGCTGTTTTAATTTTTTAATTGCACCATGTCAAGCAATTCTCACAGCTTTTGCTGTCGTTACCGTATTTATTTTAACAGAGAGCGAACTTGCTGGAGTAAATACAGCAGTCACACTAAAAAAGATACTAGTCACACTTGTATTTACGTAAATTTGAGTTGCTAAATAATGCCGAGTCGCCGGATTCGTGGCCATCGATTTTGTAGCGTTTTCAACAACAGAACTCAAAATATTATCGTTTCCTTCAGATGTTCCCATCGACAACGTTATCGAAGTTATGGTTGAAATTGCACTAGCGGTAAAGGGTTGATTTAAGTATAATATCCATATGCCCACGGGCAAATTTGTAAAAGTAGCTACTGTTTTGTATGAATTGGTTGTTAATGTAGCGTTAGTTGTGTCGTATGTACCCGTTACTATACTTCCGATACAACCGGCAATTGTTCCTGTGTTAGAAGTGAGGGTGTAATTAGCATTTAAAGGAGAATTTAAATTGATACTTCCGGCAATTATACCGGGTATGAATGACACTGATGACGCATATAACCGTCCACCCGACCCCCCAGTAGAAAACAGTCTACATCCTAATTGGTATTGTCCCGAAGAAGACATACCTAATCCGTTCCAATTCGTACTTATTGATTTTGTCAACGTCCAATTTACTCCAAAATCAGTCGATGCATAAATAAATCCGTTTTTTATAGCTATTAATTGATGTTGCCCCGATGCAGAAACACATATTTTACCTCCTTGTGTAAAAGATAGTGTCGAGTTTAAATTCCAATTTAAGCCAAAATCAGTTGATGTATAAACACGTGTTAGAGTGCTTGCGGATTGGTACTGGCCTGTCGCCGATATTGCCACTGAATAAAAATTACCAGTAATTTTTGTTGTCCATGTAGTGCCATAGTCAGAAGATATATAAATAAATCCACCAGTTCCACTCGAAACAGCAGTAACATACTGCCCTGATGCAGACATAGATATTCCAGTCCAATTATCACTCGGCGTTGTCAGACTTATCCAAGATGCCCCATAATCAATCGATCTACGTATGCTTGTGTAAGTTACGATTTGGTATTGACCTGACGCAGACATTGCTACGTATACAGATCCTAAGCTTGGATATGCCCAAGTGACCCCATAATTATTAGATGTTAATATTCCATACTCAGTATAATAAAGCCCTCCGTTAAGAGATCCATATAGAATAGATGCAAGTATATACTGACCTGATTCAGAAACGGTTATGGATTTAATTCCATAATACAAATGAGTAATTGTTGAACTTATCGTAGTTAATGCACCCCATGTATTTCCATAATTACTTGATGTCCACACTACATAATTGTCGCTTCTCTTTAGTGTATTTAGTCCTACTGCAAATTGATATTTTCCTGTCGAAGAAATTGAACAATCCGTCCAATCCACATCAGTTGTTGGGGTAGATGTTATTTCAGTCCAAGGTGTAATTCCGAAATCTATTGCGTAATTAGAAAAAGGAGAATCAATGCCTGCTGCCCCAGTCCAGCCTGTGGGACCCGTCGAACCTGTGTGGCCTGTCCAACCAGTAGGACCACTGGGGCCAGTCCAGCCCGTGCGACCTGTCCAACCCGTGGGGCCTGTCCAGCCCGTGGGGCCAGTCAAGCCCGTGGGGCCCGAACCGAATCCGGTCGTTCCTTCATACCGCCAAAAGGAAATGTATATGAACCAATTGGTCGAACTTATTGCTGTAAAAAAGGTTAAGTATCCTGAATTCCCATCAAAATGCCATGGGTTGCTGTCAGAATTACTGGGGATTTCAATAAGTCCTGTACCGTCGCTTGCAAGAGAATACCAAACTCTTACCTTGTAACTATTGGTTACAGGGTCTTGATTGGATGGAATCGCGCCAATTAAAATATTCGATGTTGAAAAGGATGCCGCAATCGTGTCCCTATAATAATAAGAATTATACTTGAACGGAGTATCTATCAATAGCACATTCGTATAATTGACTATATGGGAGTATGCCCCTGAATTTGTGTTTTTAGTAGCAAGATAAATATTGGTTACTGCCTGTCGAAGAGTGGTTGTAGTGGTAGAAGTTGGGGCTGTAGACGGTATTTCCTGATTCCAAATTTGAGACGGTTGAATCTTTATAGTTGATTTACCTTGTTGTTCTTGTAATGCAAGGGTACTCGAGTTTGTGAATGGAACGCCTTGAACCTGTTTGTAGAGCAAGTTCACGTATTTAGAGTCCATTTATATATAACCCGTTTTAAAAAACAAACACACAACTAGACAAATTGTGCAGTGACGGAAGAAAAAGAGAATGCTTCACTCATAGGAGCACAAATCCTAAAATATATATAATACGTGTCCGATGAGGTAACGGTGACAGGAACGTAAAAACAATTCATAGTAAATACCCCGTCGGCGAATGAGTTCCCCACATTTCCAGCGTCGAGCACTTTTGTAGTGTCAAAATAATTAAAATTCGTATACAGGTTGGAAGATTCGGTTGCATTCAACCATGTTGTGTTTTTACGCGATATGTCATACGGTGTGAGCGCGCTGTTGGATATTTCTTCAACCCTGTAGTAGAAATAAAGTCGCTTACTTCCTAGAAAAGGCGTTGTTAAACCAGTTATGGATTGTTCGATGCCGGATACAATAAATCGAATATTGGTGTATTGGGTCGTTGGTGCGGCTGCGGCTTTGAAGGAAAAGGTCGCAAATCTATATCCGGTTGTTGAAATCCCTGAATAATTTAATGATGTATTCGTCAAAGAGGGAGTGACACTCGGACTGTAGTAGTACATCCGATAATCCAAATAACCGTTGGCGATTCCGCTCGTTGTCTTCGTTCGGTAGCGTCCATCACACAATTGAAGGTCTTGGTTATTCACTAAAGATTGAGACTCATCGTACTGCGTTAGGGCCCCGATAGATGCCGCTGGTAGACTAGTAAGGTACGGAGAGAAAGGAGCGGATCCACTCGCGGTTCCAGAAGATATTCTGAACCCGACAAGGGGGGAGAACCCAATTGAATTAATCGCGCCGGGATAAGAAGCGATCAACGTATTGGATAATGGATCAATAATCATATCTATTTGATTGGAACTGGCAGTTGCAGTAGCCGTACTTAACGGACCGTACGCAGTGGTGGTCAAAGCTGAGTTCTTCAACGCAAAGGACGCGCCCGCGGACTGTGCCAACGTGCCGCTAGTAAAGGAAACTGGGTAAGTAAAAGAGGTGCCACTTACTGTCGTATGGCTTATACTTGATGACCCTAAAAGAGAGGCTCCCGATTCATATTTTAAAATTTGAGAGCTGTTGTAAAAAAACGTACCTATATTGGTCACTGATGTGGTCGCAGTCAATCCAACCGTGGTATGTACGATATTGATTCCCGAAATTTGTCTAGAAGTGGTGGATGAATGTAACGCGACGACCGAACTACTGATGCCGGGAGGGCCGGTGTAGGGAGCATAATAATACGAAAAGACGGGATAACTAAAAGAGGTCTTGCCCACTTGCGTAACGGTCACCGTGACATCATTTCGAGAGTTTGATGCTGTCCCCGTAGTTAACGTTAACGAATTGCTTGCCGTTAAATAATAATTTTTGAATGCCGAAATGGATGCGTTGTATCCATCCACCGGAATACTTGTATTGAGGGTCATAAAACTGCTCGTACTCGTCGCCGGAGTTGGTTTTACCGCTGGAATAGGAAATCCGTTGTATTTTACACTCACCGTATCCGTAGAGACGTTGTTTCTTTTCAGGTCGGCTTGGACCGTCAGCAAATCACTTCCGGTAGCCCCAACATTATCACTCGCATGAATGGGATAAACAAACGAAGTCGACGCAATAGTTCCAGTCGTGCCAAAGAAGACGTTACTTACCGTCGCATTTGCTTCACTGAATGCGTTGGCTCCAACCAACTTGGCCGACGAATACGTCCCGCCATACGTCATTGTGGTGGTGTTGCTGGGGACCGGAAGTTGCTGAGTTATTAAGACGGAGCCTGTAGGACCCGTTGGACTGAATGTCTGGTTCGTAGAATTGTTGTTGGCGTTGGCATTGATAGAATAAGTCGAGTTCGGATACAGGCCGGTCAACGTAAACGAGTACGCTCCGACTATTCCAGACGTATTGATGGCCCCTTGAGTCATGGTTGCAGGATAACTTACTGCGCCAGTGTAACGGTTCGTTGAATCACCTGGGGATGAAGCCGTTATTTGGTACGACCGAATCGTGGTTGAATTGTCTCCGGTATTCCCCGAATTTGCATATTCCGGGGCAGAAACCGACCCGTTTAATGTGATTCCGGTAGACAACGCCGTTTGAGAAAACGAACCGGGCGTTCCCGGCGCAGTGGGGGGTGACGCGTCCACGAAAATGTTAAAATTGATAGAAGATTTATTTGGAGTGGTGTAGTTTGTGTACCAGCAAGTAATTTTATTATTGGAAGCATCGGTGTTGAAATTGTTAGCGAACTTGGCATGATAGAAGACATAACACCATCGGGTTGTATTATCAGGGAAAAGCAGTTGCTTTACTACATTGGTTGCAACTGAATTCGTTCTGGCTAGAGCGATTCCTGTTATGAATTGGCTGGGGCTAAACAATGCTTGGCCGTTGTATTTTACATAGTTACCTCCAGTTCCGGTAACGAGGGGTTGATCTAAAAAGACGGAGTCGTTTTTGATATTTCCAGACCATGTTGCCGAAAATCCGTTAATGAATGGTACATAAATGTCCAACGCACCTAATTCAACTTGGGAAGGATAATTCCAACTTACATAAATGTAGGTGGCATCAGGTTCATGAGCCGTGTTAAATTGTATCGCGTTGGGTGCATTTAAAAGTAATGAATCTCCTGTGGGGCCCGTAGGCCCAGTCTCGCCCGTGGGACCAGTCTCGCCCGTGGGACCCGTCTCGCCCGTAGGACCCGTCTCGCCCGAGGGTCCAGTCTCGCCCGAGGGTCCAGTCTCGCCCGTAGGCCCAGTACCTGACGAATTACTAACGGCCCAATATGGTTTCCCAGAAGAGTCCGCCGCAATTACATTTCCGGCTTCAGGAGGCAATCCTTGTAATGTCAACATGCCCGAAGTCGTCAAATCAAAGTCATGGTTGTTTTCACTACAAATTCCAGTGCGGCCATAGGTCACGAAATTTCCTGTCGGATTGTGGTCTATATTTTCAGTAATCACTCCAAAAGCAATTTCAGTTGGAGTCAAGTTTACGCTACTACCGGGGGTCGATGCTGGTGATATGAAGATATTGGAACATTCGGATGCCGGTTGGCCATATTGTTGTCGGTATAATTGGATATAATTACCTGAAAATGTCGCTGTATCGGTATTTACATCAGACCTTAAATAATCAACTGCAATAGATGTAAATGTATTAGTTTGAGTAAATGTGTTTGTATCATTTAATTTTACAGCATTTTCAACTGTGGATGATCTTGAATAGGATATCGTATCACCGCAAGCAGATATGTATTGTCCAGATGCCGATATGCAAACGGATGAATAAGCGACACCAGAATATCTTAAGTGCGTAGCAGTCCAACTCTTTCCGAAATCCGTAGATATCAGCGATGGATATCCATAGGCTTCTTGAATGACTATTTGATATTGGCCAGTAGCTGAAACGGCTACTGAAATAAGTTTTTCGATATCAATTTGGTTGGTCCATGTGACTCCGAAATCACACGATGTATAAATACACGGCACGGATGCCTGAGCGTCATCATCGTACCGTGCAGCGGTTTGGTATTGACCCGATGCAGACATTGCAACTGATCTAAAATCAATGTTTGCGTTTGATCTTAACGACCATGTTCCACCGAAATCATTGGATACATAAATTCCGTTCATAGAAACTTTCGTTTGGTATTGGCCAGATGCAGATATGGCAACCGATTTGCCTTCCGAATTATACCCAACTGTCCATGTCAACCCGTAATCTTTCGACAACAATACATTCGACGTAGTGCATGCAGTTTGATACTGACCCGACGACGATACAGAAATGCATGTGACAACAGTGGATTGCGACGTTTGCGTCCATGTCACGCCGAAATCGGAAGAAACATAAATTCCAAAACCGTGGAATATGGCGGTTTGATATTTACCCGAAGTAGACATGGAAACTCCGTAAAATAAAACGGCAGATTGGATATCTACTAACCCTGACGCATTCCATGCGACACCATAATTTGAAGAGTAATATCTAAGCCCACTTGAGGTTAGAGCGGTTTGATATTGACCCGACGCTGACATCGAAATTGCTTTATAAATTGATGCAGGAGCATTCGATGTTAACCAACTTGTTCCAACATTATACAAAGTCGTTCCAAAATTAGAAAATATCGACAAGTCGTTGCTCGAAAATGCAGAACCCGTCGGTCCAGTCCAGCCAGTTGCACCTGACGAGCCGGTGGATCCTGTCCAGCCAGTTGCACCTGTCGAGCCGGTGGATCCAGTCCAACCTGTGGGACCCGTCGAGCCGGTGGATCCAGTCCAACCTGTGGGACCCGTTAAACCCGTAGTCCCGACCGCCCCCACTGTCCCGGAAAAGCCCTGTGGACCCGTCGGCCCCGTTAAACCCGTTGTCCCGGAAACGCCCTGAGGACCCGTCGGCCCCGTCAATCCAGTAGTCCCGACCGCGCCCACTGTCCCGGAAAAGCCCTGTGGACCCGTGGGACCCGTTAAACCGGTAGTCCCGGCCGCGCCCACCGTCCCGGAAACGCCCTGTGGACCCGTCGGCCCTGTTAAACCGGTAGTCCCGGCCGCGCCCGCTGACCCGGAAAAGCCCTGTGGACCAGTCGGCCCCGTCAACCCGGTAGTCCCGGCTGCGCCCGCCGTCCCGGAAACGCCCGGAGGACCTGTTGGACCCGTCAAACCCGTAGTCCCGACCGAGCCCACCGTCCCAGAAACGCCCTGAGGACCCGTTGGACCCGTCAAACCAGTCGAGCCGACCGCGCCCACCGTTCCTGAAACGCCCTGAGGACCAGTCGGACCCGTGCGACCCGTCCAGCCTGTCGGTCCCGTTAAACCTGTCGCTCCGACAGCCCCGGAAACGCCTTGCAGACCAGTGGGACCTGTTACACCTGTCGCTCCGACTGCACCGACCGTCCCGGAAACGCCCTGAGGACCGGTGGGGCCAGTAACCCCTGTCGAGCCTACCCCGGTTGGCCCTGTTGCTCCAGTATCACCTGTTCCGGGACCTTGCGGACCGGTGGGTCCCGTGTTTCCCGTGTCACCTATGCCAGGGCCCTGTGGGCCAGGGGCACCAGTGGCACCAGTTGGCCCTGATATGATTGACGTTTCAAGTATATTCGTTGATATGTATGAATAAGTTCCGCCTTCAAAAAAGAATGCCATACCAACATTTGTAAAATTGCTTACATTCGGCGTATAATGTGAATATAGTTTTATAACGAACAGATCCGATGAGTTCATCGTCACAGCGGAAGGGATATGAAGAATCATGTGATACGTGTCAGCAAAATTGACTGCTTTAACACTTCCTGAATTTCCAGATTGATTTACTAATATTTCATCACCAGCTTGTGTTCGTATAAACAATTTAAAATAACAAACGACGTTTCCAAACGTCATAGTCGCTCCTATCCAAGTATACACACTCATTTGCCATATTCCAGCCGGTAATACCGTAATATTTGGGAATCCCGGTTCTGTACAAAAAGTTGCGATAAGATAATTTTGTCCAGATGTGGTTCCAGCCACATTTGATGATGTGCCCGTTGATATAGACGAGCTAAGATGTTTATATGTACTGTCTACGGTCGAAATGGTTCTAAAATTTAGATATAAATTCATCCCAGAAGTGGAGTAAGCAACAAATTTAAGGGGGCCCGTAGGACCGCTTGGGCCTGTAGCGCCAGATGGCCCCGTGACTCCGGCACCGGTTGGCCCGGTAGAGCCTGTATCCCCAACTCCAGGACCTTGCGGTCCGATGGAGCCTGTCGGTCCCGTGGCTCCGTCCGTGCCCACCGTCCCGGAAACGCCTTGAGGACCCGTTGGTCCCGTGGCTCCGTCCACGCCCACCGTCCCGGAAACTCCCTGCGGCCCCGTGGGTCCCGTGGCTCCGTCCACGCCCACCGTCCCGGAAACTCCCTGCGGCCCCGTTGGTCCCGTGGCTCCGTCCACGCCCACCGTCCCGGAAACGCCTTGAGGCCCCGTGGGACCTGTCACTCCGTCCGTGCCCACCGTCCCTGAAAAGCCTTGAGGCCCCGTTGGTCCCGTGGCTCCGTCCGCACCCACCGTCCCGGAAACTCCCTGCGGCCCCGTGGGTCCCGTGGCTCCGTCCTCACCCACCGTCCCGGAAACGCCCTGAGGACCTGTGGGTCCCGTTAAACCCGTCGCTCCGTCCACGCCAACTGTTCCGGAAACGCCCTGAGGACCTGTGGGTCCCGTTAAACCAGTCGCTCCGTCCACGCCAACTGTTCCGGAAACGCCCTGAGGACCCGTGGGACCCGTTAAACCAGTCGCTCCGTCCACGCCAACCGTCCCGGAAACGCCTTGAGGACCCGTGGGACCCGTGAAACCAGTCGCTCCGTCCACTCCAACCGTCCCGGAAACTCCCTGAGGCCCCGTGGGACCCGTCTCGCCAGTAGCTCCAGTCGGGCTGATGGATGCGACGGAATACAAGATGGTCGTCGTCGTGGTTCGAGTAATGTACTGCCCGGATGCAGACACCGCGATTCTGGAGTTAATTTCGCCGGCATTGAACGACGAAGTCGTCCATGTTTTACCAAAATCAATGGATACATACGAATAACCATCGCCCGCCACCGCAGCTTGGTATTGGCCCGAAGCCGACACTGAACACGCGTTCAAACTTTTATAAGTAGCGGTGCGCGTCCATGTAAGTCCAAAATCGTCGGATATATAAATGCCACTGTTTAGGGTGACAGCCGATGCCCAACACGCTACAGTTTGATGTTGACCTGATGCCGACATGGAGACCCCACCAAAGGATCCACTTTGTGTAGAAGGCATATTCAGCACTTTAGTCCAACTGTTTCCAAAATTGTTCGAAATATTAATACTACCACTGCCAGAGGGACCCTCTGTAGCCGTTTGATATTGTCCCGATGAAGATAAGGCCACGCCATTCCACTTGTTTACAACACTATTTACAGTACTCCACGAAACACCGTAATCTTTGGATAACAAAATCACAGTTCCCGTAGAATTAGCACCACAAGCGATTTGATACAATCCGGAAGCTGAGACTGCGACCGCTGTTAAATTCGAATAGGATAATCTTACACTCCACGTCACTCCGTAATTACTTGAACCATAGATACCTCCAGCTCTAGTAACCGCGGCTTGGTATTTACCAGAGGCAGACACGGATATTTGATTCCACGTAGCTAAAGTGGGAGATCCGGAGACAAGAGTAAAGGTAACTCCGAAATTCGTGGACGCATAAATTTGCGAACCCTGTGCAAGTGCGGTTTGGTATTGTCCCGATGCCGACATGGCTACGATATAGTCGAACGACGGCACAGTTACATTCACCCACGAAGATCCGAAATTGGTAACATTGCTCCCTAACGTCGAGAAGATGGACAATTCGTTGCTCGTAACCGCGGCCGCAACCCCAGTGGATGCGATGGAATAAACGATTTTCGTATCGGTTGTTCTCGTTATGTATTGCCCGGACGCAGAGATTGCGACATATCGGTAGTTAATACCGGAAGTAAACAAAGTCGTCCAGGTAACTCCAAAATCTGTGGACGTATACGTATTCCCGCTATTCGACGTTATAATTTGGTATTGACCTGACGCAGACACGCGCACCGTACTTGCCTGTGAAAAAGTTGCCACGCGCGTCCATGTAATTCCAAAATCATCCGAGATGTAAATTCCAGATATAGTATTGACGGAATTCTGATAATTCGTTGCTGTTTGATACTGGCCCGACGCAGACATCGAGACCGAATTGAATTGCCCACTGCCTAGTAGCGGATTCGTCCAAGTGTTTCCGAAATTGTTGGAAATATAAATTCCGGTGTTGTCTACCGCCGTTTGGTATTGTCCTGAAGACGACAGCGCTACTCCCCGCCAGATGGATAGCCTATCATTTATGACACTCCAATTGACTCCATAATCTTTGGATAACAAAATAACAGTTCCACTGCCATCAAACCCGGCTGCAATCTGATATAAACCAGAAGCAGACACTGCAACAACTGATAAACTCGAATAAGTTAAACTGTAACTCCATGATACGCCGTAATTGCTTGACCGATATACCCCGTATAAATAATTAACGGCGGTTTGATATTTGCCGGAGGCAGACATGGCAACAGCCCTCCATGTGGAAGTGACCGTAACGTTCATACTCGTAAATGTAACTCCGTAATTCGTAGACGTATGCACGGTCGAACTAATGCCAAGCGCGGTTTGGTATTGCCCCGATGCCGACATGGCCACTGAAGTATAATTCAACGTCGGAGCCGTCGAATCCATCCACGTGGATGCAAAATTCGTTAAATTAATACCATATGTTGAAAAGATGGACAAGTCGTTGCTCGTAAACGCAGAACCGGTGGGGCCCGTGGCACCCGTCTCGCCCGTGGCACCCGTCTCGCCCGTGGCACCCGTCTCGCCCGTGGCACCCGTCTCGCCAGTAGGACCCGTCTCGCCCGTGGCACCCGTCCAGCCAGTAGGACCCGTCGCTCCGTCGGCACCGCCGCTGGCGAAAGCGTCGGCTATTGCATCCGTTACAGTTTGCAGTTGGGCGGCCTCGGTGGGTCCCGCTGGCGGCGGCACAACAAGCGCGCCCTGAAACGTGTTTTCTCCCGTCCAGGTATGGTCTTGCGAATAAATGGTCGGCCCCAAAACGGGCGGTCCAGCGCCGGCATCAATCGTAGAGTAGTTGTTTCCTTGAAAATGGGTAGACAGAACAACGCCGCCCATTCCGCTGCCGTTCTTGTAGAGCTCGACCACGATGCGGTCCGTTTGGACCAGCGTCAAATCCGGAAAAGTAAACGCGAACTCGACGTACGAGCCCGTCGTCGTCGCCGTAATGGGCGCGCTCTGGGCGCTTTGTCCTAGCAAAGTTTGCGTGTTGTCGTCCCCGTGAAACACGTACATCTTGAACGAGAGCGTGCACGTGCCCGTCGCGGCGGAGAGGCTCGCGTACTGTCGCCAAGTCCAGGTCGCGCCTGGATAGAGTCCGGCCAAGTTGGGGTAGTCGTAGGTCAGAAACTGGCCGAAAAACGTGGTCGAATTCGAAACCAGAACGTCTGCGCCCCCCGTTTCGGCGGGGGTTTCAATGCTGAAGAGCGGGGTTTCGGTCGGGGTCTGGCTCAAATTTTTAAAATTCAAGCCTACTCCGACAACCGCGTCGAGGTAAAAATATCCGCCCGGTGCGCCGGGAAGAAGCGCCGGTTCGAAATACGAATCCACGTACGCCTTGTTGGCAGCTTGAGACGGGTCGGTTGGATCCGGGACGAGCGCGCCTTGAGAAAACGTCCAGTTCGTGTAGGCCGTCACGTCCGTTCCGGCGATGTAGCCTTGGCCGATGCTCATGTTCCCAATCGTAAGCGTGCTGTTGTTCAACACGGTGGTGCTTCCGCCTGAAAAGGTCAAGTTGTCCCCCGACCACCCCGGGCCCGTGGGTCCCGGGTCACCCTTTCCGGTTGGACCCGTAAAGCCCGTCGGCCCCGTCTTTCCCGCCGGCCCCATAGGCCCCTTGACCCCAGTCGTCCCAAACATCAACAACGGCATGTATATAGGGACTTTTTTTTTCTTGGAAATGTTTTATCGAATAAGCATCACCTTTTCATTTTTGAGTTTCTTTTTTTTAACAATGTACTGTTGAAAAATGGGTTTTCGGAGTTGCGCTTCCGGGGTGTGTTCGTGCACCGTGCGCGCAATCATCTTGTAGAGTTTAAAATTCGGGTAGCGCTCGGCTCCGTTCTGCTTAAACACGACGTTGCGGCCCTTGTCGTCCGTGCACCATTCGTCGACGAGCTTGTTCAGGTCCGCAAAGGCTTCCGTGTCGGGCAAAACGTCCACCATGGAGCACGCCAGGCGGCACAAATCGAAGCTGTAGTTGGCATCGATGCGCGGCTTTGACGCGTTAAAGTAGGGCTCGGTGTTGTACTGCGTCGCCGCGTCGCCTTCGTCGCTGAAGCTGTCCGACATGTACTTATTGCCCTTGTACGTGTAAATGCTGCGGCCGAAATCAATAATTTTAAAGATTTTTCCAAAAGTGGGGACTTTGTACGCCGTGTCGTTGAACGAATAGTACAAATACGGCAGATCCGTCGCCACAAACATGACGTTGTTGGTGTGGAGGTCGTTGTGGGTGAACTGGTAGGTGCGCTGGTAAAAGAGCAGCATCATGACGACTTGCATGAGGGCCGACGTGAGCTCTTCGGGCTTAATTTTTTCGAGCACGCTGTCGAGGGTTTCGACGCAGGCTTCGAGGGCGATGACCTGCACGGGGAACTGGTTGATGGACGCAATCACGTCGTCGGACATGCTTTCCGAGTCCCAGGATTCGGTTTCACCGCCTTCGGAGAGCACTTCCTCGTCGGTGTTGGACGATTCCGAAGAACAACGCGACACTTTCGCCGAAATGCTGCCGTCGACGCTCTTGTCGCCTTCTTCAACGGCGCAATCTTCAGTAGGCCCGTCTTCAATCGACTCAAGGACTTCAACGTCCAACACCACGGGTTCGCCCGCGTCGAGCACTTCAATGTCCAGTTCCACGTCCGCGTCGGTCAGCTCGAGCCGACCGCGGTTGCGGCGGGAGAAGCCCTCGTCGGAAATGTCGACGTTGACGCTGAAAAGGGTGTCTTTGTTGGTTTTAAAAAAAGTAGAATTGAGAATAAAGTGCGCGTCGTCTTCCATGTTGAACTTGAACCCGTTCTTGATGCCGAGGTAGCTTCCGAAAAAGTCGAGGCCGTGGATGAATTCGTGTTCGTGGAGGGCGCGGCTCGTCAAGTAATAGAAGAACGAGTCGATGTAGGCGGCGTTGTTCACGTCGGCCATTTTCTTGTGGGGCGAGCTCTCCAGGTTGGGCAGGGAGAAGTCGTAGTCGGCGTGCGAGCCGCAGAGGTACTTGGACGCGTCAATCAAGGGCGAAAACTTGAAAAACACGTCGGCGGAGCGGGTGGTCTCGCCCTCGCGGACGGTGCAGTGGAAGCCCGTGCCGTGGGGCTCGTTCACGCCGGCCAAGGTCCACTTGTGGTCCAAAGTGACGTTGTTCCAGTTCGTCTGGTTCAAGGTAAAGAAGCGGCTGTAGATGGGAATGTAGTTTTGGGCGTGCTGGACCTCGAGTTGCCGGCTAAAGTCCTTGAACAGGTCGATGTTCTTGTTCTTCCGGTACTCGACTGCCATTATATACCGGTCGACGACGGAAATAAGGCGGACTTAAACTTAATTAAGTTCATCTCGCTAGATTAATGTAGCTTTCTCGTATAAAAATGACATTGGAGTTGAGAAAATTCGACATGCGGCAAATTAGCTTCAAGGCCCACGAGAACAAGGGGCCCGTGGTCGTCCTCATTGGGCGGCGCGACACCGGCAAGAGTTTCCTCGTTCGCGACCTCCTCTACTACCAACAGGACATTCCCATCGGCACGGTCATCAGCGGCACGGAGGCCGGCAACTCGTTTTACAGCGACCACATTCCTAAAGTGTTTATCCACGACGAATACAACTCCGGAATCATTGAAAACATCCTTAAGCGCCAAAAACAGTGCATGAAGCAGATCCTGAAAGAGATTCAAATGTACAAAAAGAGCACCATCGACCCGCGCGCTTTCGTGATCCTCGACGACTGCCTCTACGATGCCGGCTGGACCAAGGACAAGCTCATGCGTTTGCTTTTCATGAACGGGCGGCACTGGAAGGTCATGCTCATCATTACCATGCAGTACCCGCTCGGCATCCCGCCCAACTTGCGCACGAATATTGATTTCGTTTTTATTCTTAGGGAACCCTACATCAACAACCGCAAGCGCATTTTCGAAAACTACGCCGGCATGTTCCCCACCTTTGAGTCGTTTAGTCAGGTGATGGACCAGTGCACGGAGAATTTCGAGTGCCTTGTAATTAACAACAACGCGAAAAGCAACAAATTAACCGACCAAATCTTTTGGTACAAGGCGGAATCGCACGCTAATTTTAAACTAGGTTCTAAAGAGTTTTGGGAAATGTCGAAACAGTTGCCGTCGGACGACGAGGACGAGGCCTACGACCCGAAAGCCGGCAAGAAGAACGTGATGAAAATAAACGTGAAAAAGTCCACCAAATGGTGATTTTTCAGTCGACCCATTCATCTCCGCAGCACATGCACCCGAGACAGCCGCCCTTGAACTCTTCGTGTTTGTGCGGGCATTGGCCGTCGAGTTTGGCGATGCAGCCGGCGCAAATCGAGTGCGAGTTGAGGCGGCCGTCGATGAGGCAGTTGGTCATGATCGAGGTTTGTTCGAAGCAAACGCCGCACTCGTGGATGCCGAGGTCGTCGTCGGAGCCGGGAAATTCGGCGCGCAAGCGGCTCTCGACCGGCACGTCGAATTTCCCGCTGAAGACGTTAATGTCCTGCTTCCACATCGCCGCGACGGCATCGACCCGCATTCGGACAAACGCCTCGTCGAAAGGCCCGCTGCTGTTGAAAAAATGGATGCAGTGTTCTCCCATGGTCACGTGCTCCTCCCACTTTCCGTCGTCGATTTCAATGCTGCCGACGACGGGGCTGCCGCGGTAAAAGCGGTAAGGCCACGCGATCGACTCGGTCTTGAGGGTTTCCAGAACCATCTCAATGGTCTTGGACGTGATCATGTTGGGGCGCTCCATTTCTTTTTTTTTGGTGTTGTGTGTACTAAAAAACAGAGATCCGTTTACTTACAATGAAATCGTTTACTGAACAACTCTATAAAATCATTGATTTCTAGACGACTTTCCTCGTCGCGTTTTCCAATGATAAACTTTTTCATGGTTGGTTTATCGAAAATATAGACGGTAATTGTTTTTTTATTTTCAACAACATGTCGAACGTAGCGATGAACTCCGTCTAAAATATGATAGTTTGAATCCAGTATTATTGGATAGCTTAGATCGGCGTTTTTGATCCGGTCGACTTCCTTTTTATATTTTTTATTTTTCATGTCGTCAAGCACGTCCACGGGTCGGACGTTGTTTTCCCAACTATTATAATCTAAATTGAATCGGAGTTCATCCACTTTTAATTTTGTTTTGGTTGGTTTACATAAATTAATGTAGGCGAACATCAATGCTGTAGAATAAGCGTACTTGTCATCCGAAAACCATTCTATGCTAGGCATTGATATATAAAACACTCCAAAAAGAAAATCAAACAAAGGCTATAAAGCCATATACTTTATGGATAGGGTAAGTATGGACCTAGATCTGGACAATTATTCATTGGACGACCTTCTACGGTTGTTCAAGCTCCGCTCGAATTTTACGACGGAAGAGTTAAAGGCGGCGAAGCGCATCGTGCTGGCCGTGCACCCTGACAAGTCGCAGCTCGACAAAAAGTACTTTATTTTCTACGCTCAGGCCTACCGCATGCTCTGCCAGGTCCACAAAATGCTGACGCGCTCCGACAACTTTGACGTGGACGCAGACGAGCAGAAAAAGGCGCTCGCCACCGATTTTACGAAGCAGAGCGACTTCAGGGACAAGTTCAACGCGCTCTTCGAGCAGACCTACGTGCGGTCGGCCGAAGAGGAGGAGGGGTTCGGCCAGTGGATGAAATCCAGCGACGATTTGAGTTCAAGTTTCGAGAGTCGGAAACGTGAATCGCGGGCGCTGGCGGTGGCGCAGACGGAACCCTATTCCAAGAGTTCGCTTGCCGTCGGGAATTTGGGTGCCGAGCGCGACTACGCTTCGTTAAAAAGCGTCTACACCTCCGGCTCCGTCATTGGAGTGTCGGAAGAGGACTTTGTGGCGCGCCCGCGTACCGCCGAAGAGCTGAAGAAGCAGCGCGAAGTCAAGGTGGACCCGCTGAGCGGGCAGGCGGCGGAGCGGGTTTTCGCGCAAAAGAACGAAGAAGAGAGCCAGACCAACACGCGGCGCGCCTTTATGCTGGTGCAAGAGTATGAGCGCGGCAAGAGCCAGACGGATGCCTTTTGGTCTCACCTCCTGCGCCTAACCTGAGTTCGCCGCCCTCCAGTGGGTTTGGGCTTCGAATACTTGGCCAAATCGTCCCGTACCAGTTGTCTCAACGACTTAAGGTAAGGCAGAAGGTCGGTTTTTACATTGTCCATAAATTGGGTGAGCTTGACATCGATTTCGTTGAATTTGTCGACCCTGTACAAGGAATCGCAATCGTGCTTTACGCAACATTGAACTTGTTCATGTGTTTTCACTCGTTCCTTGTACTCTTTGGTGGCCCCATAACCTAAAATCCCTCTCCCTTCGCCTTCTACTTTTTCACGTTCACTTTTCGCATCGCCGTAACCGAAGAGTCCACCTCTTTGCTTTCGGGTTTTCATAGAGTAAAAGTGGTAATTTATTTTCTCCAAAGAAGTGAAATGAGTCAGCGAATCGAAGAATTGAACGAACGCATTTATGCCCGCAACATCCCTTCGGGAAAGCCGCCCATGGTCTTCTCGCCGCGCCCCGTGCAGACCAAGTACAGCAAACAACCCATCATGGACGTGCACATCGCCTCTTCCGTCCCCATCAAACCGTTAGGCCGACCGGTCGAGTTTCTGCCGGGTGACTCGGCCCCTTTCAACGGGTTCATGGTGGACGTGGAATCGTCCTTGAAAAACATTGATTTTGCCCTTCAGAAACACCCCATGGCCGTGTACGTGCCGGAGAGCGCGAGTTCCCTCTACACGGTAGAGCCGCCGAAATCGCAGCCGCTCAAGCAGCCGTACCCACAGCTCTTCTCCAGGGTAGTGACTTGCCATTCCGGCGTTCCGGCCCACGTGACCCCGCCGCGGCAAGTGTTTAACAACGTGCGCCTGAAAACCCCCGTTTAATTTTCTAATTTTTTAATTAAAAAAAATAGAAAAACTTACATTTTTTAAATGTTTCGCGTCCGAGTGGGCTTGTCGCCGGGGCCTCGTTTTCTAAAGGTCGCCGTGGGCAATTGGTTTCTTACGGTGGCCTTCGGCAATTTCTTGTGACGAGCACCGTGGAAAGAAGCCTTACCCATCTTTCGGGTGCGCGGCATGCCGGCGGGGCGTTTAGGGCACTTCATGTTTTCCCTCTCACCGAACGCGCATTTTCTAGGAGGGCACTTGCCGCCGTAAGACTCCCGACTTCCGTATTTGCAATCCCTTGGCATTTATATACTTCTTATTTATTTTTTTTTGAAAAATTCATTGTTTTCCTAAATATACATGATTCAGTTCTCTAAAATCAAACGCAGCGCCCGGGTAGACGTTTCGGCGTACGATTGTCCCCAATCCGTCATCCCCTCGCTTCTGAAACTGAAGAGCGAATACACCTATACCAGTAAAGAGGGCACGGCCACCTTTTACAGCAACGAAGATTGCGACGACTACGCCGACGTGGTGGCGACGGTCTGGGGGTTGTTGTTGCCGTACCGCAGGTGTCAAGGCCCGATCCGCGCCACCCTTTTGTTGGGCGACTCCGAGAAACGCTTGGCCGGAGTGTTGGGCGAGGACAATGTGAACACCGGGTACGCGAGAAAGTGCACTGAATTGGTCGTCTACCGCAAAGAAGAGTGGGTGAAAGTGTTCATCCACGAGTGCATGCACGAAATGGGTTTGGACAAGGGCATGACGAAAGTGCGGCTGCCGATGTTTCGCCTTTCGCACGAAGTCGCCCTGTACGAAGCGTATTGCGAGGTGTGGGCGCGCATTCTGAATTGTTATTTGGTCGCGTCGTACACGGGTCAAGCCGTCGCCGCCCTGCTTGAGCGGGAGCGCAAATATTCAGTGTACAACATGGTGAAAGTGCTGGCCCATTCTGGGCTGGCGTACGCGGATTTGTGGAGTGCCCGCGCCGCCAGCTACGCCGAAAACACAAACGTGATTGCTTACGTAGTCCTCGGCGCGATTCTCATGAGCGATTACCAAGCGTTTCGAAAAGAGTTTGAAGGGTTTCGCGGAACCGACGCGGGGATGCTGGCCCTCCTGCATCGACAATACAAATCGCCGTTGTTGCTGCGGGAAATCCGGTTGTTGGACAGCAAGGGTACCGGAACAAGCCGGATGCGGATGAGTATTGTTGATTTATTTTAGGATTCTAATTGTATGAACTCACTCAACCGAACCCGCAAGCGCCAACAAAAGGGAGGCGAACTGCCGTTTTTCAAATGGTTCAAGGAAGAACCGGCCAACAAAGTGAACGAAGAAGCCGAGCTTGAAAAGGAAATGGCGACGATTCAAGCGGCGATGGAACGTCTGCACCGCAAACTCGAGGGGTTCGAGCGCAAAATGACCATGCTGAAAGGGCACATGATGCAATACGAAAAATTAACTTTTAAAACACTTCAATTGTACAAGAGTTACGAAAACGGCTTGGCGGCCCTTAAGGCGCAATCCGAAGGCACTGATCTAGAGGAGCAATACTACGACGAGATGGAAAACGAGTCCGCCGGGTCCGACGAGGGGTCCGAAACGGAAGACGTTTACCCCATGGCTGGAGACACGTCTGAAGATCGGCCCATCGAATAATTAAAAACTCCTAATATATATGAAAACTCGAAAATCAAGGCAGATTCGGATGCACATGGTCGGGCCGTACGCGGTGTTGTTGCAGCACATTCCGTCGCCGATTGTGCACGTCGAATGCGCGATCAACTCTGGGTTCTTGCACGAAACGAAAGAAACGACCGGCATCAACCATTTGTTGGAGCACGTTTTAACCGAGGCCTGGACGAAATGCGGCAGCACGTGTTCGGAACTGTGGTCGAAGCGCGGCGTGGAGATGAACGCCAGCACCGACGAAACCCTCGTCCAATACTACACCAGCGGCACCCTGGCGAACCTCACAGAGATGGTGCAGTACATTACGGACATTTCCGACCACCCTTTGATGACGCGCAAGGTGATGGAAAAGGAAAAGGAGGCCGTCATTGACGAGCTGGACACGTACGGCAGCGACCCGGAGAGCAAGATCGACGCGGTGTTCAACCACGCCGCCTACACGGGCGGCCTCGTGTTTAAAGACGACTGGAAGCTGCAAATCGCCAATTTGAAGCACATTACGTTGGCGGACATCCAAAAGGCTTACCGCGAAAACTACAATCCGCGCAACATGATGTACATTGTGTACGGCACGTTCGACGACGCGGCCGTGTTGTCTATTTTTAGGAAGGAATTGCAGAAAAAGGACGCGGGAAAGGTCGTGCCGCCGCAATGCTTCACCTACGCGCACAAGATCCTCTACAGCCACGAAGACTCGCCCACGACCAAGTTGGTGATTGGGTTTCCAAGCGCGGTGATGCGCGGCGACGAGGCCTGCATCTACGCCGGGGTGATTTGCGCCGTTTTGAACAATCTGCTTTTTACCTTGCTTCGAACGAAATTGACGCTGGTCTACGGGGTTCGCTTCACACGCAAAACCGACGCGTGCGGCACGCTTCTTCTGTGCAGCATCTACGCGCGCGACAAGAACGTGGCCCCCTGTTTGAAGGCGCTTTTCGGCGCATTGAAGGACGTTCAGAGCGGGCTTCCAAAAGAAATCGTCGCCGCCGTCAAAGAAAGTGAAGTGTACAACCACTACAACCACTTGCCCTACACGCAAGATTATCTGCTGCAGTACATGCACCAAATCGGGTCTAAAAATCCCAGAATTGTGTCCAGAGAGGACAAAATTCGGTTGATTAAGAAAATGACGACGGGCGTTCTGACCCCGCACTACCGCAAGTTGGTGAATTTGGACAGCGCCCTGTGCGTTTACCAAGGCTCCAAGGACCTCGGCCTGAAATGGGCCGATTTCATTTAAAATGCAGGGAAGCCGACGAGGTTCGCGCCGATGCCGAACCCTGCGCCGGTGCGGGCAGTCACTCCCATGCTTGGGATGTACGTGTCTAGAATGGAAAAGGTGGCCGCCGCCGAAAGGGCGATGAGGGCGACTTCGTCTAAGGAGAGGCCCTTGCCCTTCGGGATGGCGTAGCACGCAAACGCAACCATGATGCCCTCCACAATGTATTTAATCGCGCGCTTAATGAACTCGCTCGTGTCAAACATTTAATAAATTCTACGAAGAAAAAAAATATAACTTAAAAGTTTCCGTTTGTGTATTCGGATGCCAGTGGAAAGGAAAATGAAGAACGGCCAGCCCAACCCGACTTACGTGGACCTCCTAGATGAGGACAAGCCCATCGCCCAACAAAAGTTTGTCTGCGTTTCTTTTGTTTCTCCTGAAAACTTGATCACCTCCAAGAACGAATATTTTTTCGAGCAGTACGTCAAAACGTGGGAACTGACCAAATCGGTGGAGAAATTCGCCGATTTTACGGCCTTTCTCTGCTACAAATACAACCTCGACGCGCAGCAAGTCAACGCGGATTTGTCCGAGTTTTGCAAGGAGGAGGGAGGGAAACTGGGGGAGCAAACCGTGGCCGACGATTACAAGAACTACGTGGAGAAGAACGACGAGCGGTTGGAGCAAGAATACGCGGCCAAGCACGAGTTTCAGACCAACGTCCGCGGCCTAAAGATCCGGGGGGTGTTCCCTTCGCAGGGCGAGGCCGAATTGCGCGCTAAATTGTTGCGCGAGGTCGACCCCAACTTTGACGTGTACGTCGGGCCGGTGGGCATCTGGATGCCGTGGGAGCCGGACGCGTACAAGACGGGGCGGGTCGAGTACTTGGAAGACGAGCTCAATGAGCTCATGGCGAAGAAAAAGACGAATGAGGACAACGCGAAAGACTACTTTAATAAGCGCGTTAAGGAGTCTAAAGTAAAGGCCATGGAGGACAACAAGGAAAAAGCCTTGGCGGCCGGCAACAAACTCACGCAAACCATCACGGCGGACGGCGAGTTGGTGAGCGTGCAAAACATGAACACGCAAATCAACGAAATGGCGCGGGACGGCGAGATTACTTCGGAGAGTGTTCGGCGCACGCTTTTCGAGAACGACAACGTGGTCACGAAACAGACGGACCACGGCCTCAGTCAGCTTCGTCGATGAGGCGGCCCACCGCAAATTCAAGTTCTGCGTAAAAACGAAAGAGCGGACTTGACTCCAGTTGAGCGTTGAGGCGGCTCAGCGCGTTTTTAAGAAGCGGGATCTGCACAAACGGGACGATGCAGAAGAACCCGCACGCCGAGAAGAAAATCGAACTGCGCACGCCGTCGGTGCCGAAAAACGGCCAGAACTCGAGAAGGATCTTCGCCATGCTCCAGCCCCCCATGAAGAGGAGCTGAAGGGTGCGCTGCATTCATGGGAATTTCAACGTTAAAAAAAAGGAACACCTTACCTCGGAAAGGGCGACCACCGCCGAAAGCGTTTGCGCAATCTTGTAGGCCTTGCTTTCAAGAACGCGGTTCGGGAAAAAAGAAGAGGCGACCCAAAGCGCCTCGTTGGACGACGTGAGCGCTCCAGCCGCAATGCCCGGGATGATGAATGGGTTCTCAGTTATAACCTTTCGAAAAGAAAGATTAGAACTATTCCAATAACAAGGCCGCAAAAACTACCTGGGTGTAGGCCTCGTTGAAGTAGAAAATGAAGAAAACGTTGGGCAAAAGCCTGCAATTGACTTGAATGAGTAAAGTCATTCTGAAATTGGGCGAGATACGTACGCGAGGGCAAAGGGGACGTGGTGCTTCAAGATTTGGTTGGGCGGAAGGCGCATGTTGCACAATTGCAGCGGGCACGCCGCGAAAATCGAGTCCCAAATGTACATGTGCGTCACGCCGACCAACGCCCATTGGGTGTGTTCCGGGCACTTCAGGGTGAGTGCTTTGAAACCCAAGAACCAGACGTAGCAGTAGCCGAGAAGCGCCACCAATCGAAGGGGGATGGGCGAAATCATCGTTTGAATTGGGCTTGTTCCGTCCCGTTGTATTTGATGACTTCGCTGCCTTTGTATTTACCCGCGTCAACGGATCTCTGCTCGTGCTCCGCCCCGCCCCAATTGTAATCCATGGCGTTGTCGCTGACCCCCTTTGCGTCCGTTGCAACGTAATTGTTCAGGAGCGGGTCGGGGGGTCCCATCACTATCGCTGGATCTCGCCTAAGGGTGCTCGGATTTCGGTTCTCCGACGATTTGTTGTCTCCGCCTCGGGTGTCGTACGGGCGGTTTTCGGCGGGGCCGGGGGCGGGGTGTTCTTTGTACACGGCGTTGTTTTGCGAATCAAATGTTTTTTTGTAAAAGTGAACCGGGCAGTAAATATTTTGCGAGTGCTGCCACTCGACAAATTCAACGTAGTCTTCTAGATTCTTGAACCGTACTGGGTTTACCCCAGGAATTTCCGCCAATTTCGTGTTTTTAAGGATGAGCTCGTCGCCTTCTTGCACCAACACGTCGGGGCAGCGGGTGGTAAACCCCTCTTTCATTTGGTGCGTTCCGTAGTTTAAATTCACGTAAAGTCCCAACATAAACATCAATACGATGAACAGCCACTTTATCATTTATTATTTTATCTACAGATTAAAATGATAATTGTCGTTAAAGGCCCGGAACAAATGGCCGCGGTCAATTCGGCCAAGAATTTGTTTTGCCGGTTCCGCATGGAAGGCTGTCATTTTTGCGTCGACACGCAAGCCGACTGGGATGAGATGTGCGCCGCGGCCGAACCGCATCTGGATGGGAACACGATGATTGCGGAGATCGAGGCGGCCATGGCCCCGATGTTTCGCGCCAAAATGCCCAACGGAGCCAAGTACGACGTTTCTTCCTTTCCCACTTATTCTTTTTTTAAAAACGGCGTGTTTAAAGGCGAAGCTAAAAACGCGCGTAAAAAGGGACAGCTGCTCTCCGTCCTAAAGAAGCGCGGATTTTTGAAAAAAAAGACTCGGGGTAAAAAACTCAAGCGTAAACGAACTCGTCGAGTTTAATTTTATAATCGTATAAAAATGGACTTATTTAAGCTCTCCATTTTAATTTTTACAATCGGACTCAGTTTTCTGATTTATTATTATCGCCGCCGCATCGCTGAATTCGCCAAATTGGGCTACCTGGGGATTTTTTTAGCAAGTCTTTTAGCTAATGCGACCATTTTGTTTCCCGCGCCGGTGTTCGCCCTTGTTTTAGTCGTGGGGCGAGTGTTGAACCCCTTGAAGGTCGGCGTGATTTCAGCGCTCGGCGCATCCTTGGGCGAAATTACCGGCTACTTTGTTGGGTACGGCGGACAAGCAGTCGTCGGAGAGTACCCGCAAATGGAAGAATGGGTCCGCTCGCATGGGTTCATAACGATATTCTTGGCCGCTGCTCTCCCGAACCCCTTTTTTGACGTTGCGGGTATTTTAGCCGGGATAACCCACTTTCCTTTGGAGCAATTTATCATCGCAACCTTTTTGGGCACGTGCGTAAAATACATTTTAATTGCGATGACGGGTAAATACATCCTCAAGTAGCCTTTTTCGTTTTTCTTTTTTTCATTTTCTTTCTTTTCGTGTTTTTTAAACCCGACATGAAATGTAAAAACTGAGGGTCCGTCTTGATCTGTTCCGCCGTCACGTTCTTCTTTGCCATTTTATGAACCACCCCGTCAATGGTGGTTTGAACATTGAACGAAATTTTACCTTTTTTCACGCCGATGGAGCCGTCGTAACTAATGTTTTTATCGGGAAGTCCAGTGGAAACTTTTTTAAAAACGCCGCTAAAGGTGCTCGTGGATTCCATAGATTACGGCGACATTTTTTTCGAGCAAATAAAAATAAGTTTGTTATGTAAAATGTTCGCCTACTCGATGGCGCACCGTCATTTAGATACGATTGAAGCGGGAGTTCTTACCGTTGCCGCCTACGACAATTTCTTCCCCATATCGGGATGGGAAAAGGGAAAGCCGGTCGGAATTGAGGTTCGACTCATTGAACAGTATGCGAAGGCGTGCAATCTGCGCTTAAATTTGATCCGGGTCAAAGAATGGGAGGGGATTTGGGATTTACCGCGTTTAGGAAAAGCCGACGTGGCGATTGGCGGCATCGCGAACGCGCGCGGCAGGGAGCACGCCCACACCGAGTGGACCATGCCCTACTATTACGTAAAGCGCAGTATTATTACCATCAAGGGAAGAAAAGGATTCAACAAAGTGGTGGCCACTCACGGATCCACGGGGGAAATGGATGCTAAGTTGCGGGTGGGAGAGCTCATGATGGGGTTGGGGGAGTCCAAAGGGTACGCCACCGAGTTTCCGCGCCTCCGAAGCCGCAAAATCGACGGCATCATGTTCGGCGACCAAGTCGCCCGAGGTTTGCTGGCCGCCGACCGCAAAAAGACGAAAAAGCGCGACTTGGTCATGCGCACGTGGGACATTTTGCCGACGTTGGTCCCGCTTGACGGGGAGACGTTTTCGTTCCCGACGCGGCTCGGCAGTGGGGTCGCCGTTTCCCTTACGGCGTTTATGGTAGACGCGGCCGAAAGCGGAAAATTAAAGAAATTGTGCCGCGAATTCGCACTCGAATACCCTGCCCACCTACCTACTAACGACCAGAGTCGGCCGAGCGAGTTCAAGAACCCGTTAAAACCATGGAAAAAACTTCTTCGGCGCTTTTTGCTGTCGCCCGACTACGCTCCCGCTCGCGCTAAGCTGCCTGCCGCGTTCGAAGACGCACGCAAACATTTGCTGGACCTTTCCAAAACGCACTCGGGAGTAAGCCCGCGCGAAAAAGTGGCGTTGACGCGATCGGACGTGGTGGATTCGGGCCTTTTCGCCAACGCGGCCGACCTCGTCGCCTCGTACGTGAGTTCGGTCATTACGGGCAAGTCGTTGGATTCGCCGGAAGTGTTCTTTGAAAAAAGAACTCATTGTTACAATTGCGATGGCGGGGACAACCGGTGGATGGAGTACGTTACCTACCATTTTTCAAAGGGGGACGCGCCACTGATTGAATACAAATCGAAAATGTGCACGATTAACAGCGAAAAGGCCATGGCCGAGGTTCGAGCTCGCGGCAACAACACCAAGGCCATGAACGAAGTGTATATGGAAGTGGGCAAAAAGGCGGTGGCGGCCATTCTAGAAAAGGACAGCGGCGTACCCAACGTCGCGAAATTATTGAAACTATAATTTTTTTCGGTTTTGTTGACAGAAAAAAATGAAAGGGAACGGTATGACCGTATTTTACGTGTGCAGTTTCGGCGGGAGCGGCTCGACGGCCCTCGCCCGCTATTTGGGACATTTCGGCAGCCGCGTCTACCACGTGCACTCCCGAAAACCGCCGGAACGCCTGACCGAAGTGGACGTGTTTACGGAACACTTTACCAACGTGCCCGTCCATTCGGCCGACGTGAAAGTGATTTTCGTGCACCGCGACCCCGTGCAAGCTATTTTGTCGCGCTTCGAAAGCCCCATCCACCTTAAAAACATTGAAAGCCCGATCGTTTCAATCCAAGACGTGGCCGCTTCGGGAAAAGACTTGTACGGCCTCGCCGAGTTTTTCTTCAACTACCTGAATGCCAAGAGAAACTACAAGATTTATTTTGTAAAGTACGAAACCATGTTCACTAACCTTCCGCAATTGCACTCTGCGCTCGGAATACCGGGTCGCCCCCTCAAGTTCGAACGAAACGAGACGAAGCGAGAACGACGACCCGAAGAAGGCGCGCTTCGCGCTATTTACGCGCCGCTGAACGCCGTTTTGAATTCGATGCCGCCTATTTACTGCAGGTGATGTTGCCGTTTTTGCTTTGTTGCCACGCGGTGCAATCCTTTTTGAAGCAGTTGAGCGCTGTTTTCTCTTTCCCCAACGAATTGGTGTAGGTTTCTACTTTCCATTCGTAATCGCCGATTTTGGGTTTGAATTTCTCGCAGGTTTCCTTTTTGTCTGCTTGTTTTGCTTCTAATTTCGGCGCGCACACCAATCGGTCGTTCGACGCGCGAATCCACGTTTTGCAATGTTCGTCAACTGATCGCACGCAAGCTTTCGCGGCAAGAACTTCTCCGGCTTCATTTTTTGGGTTTTTAATTTCAACGTAGTCTTCATTCAAACACTTTCCTTTCGTTTCGTAATCCCTTTTCGGTTTTTCTTCGGGTGCAGGAGTTTCATCCGTCTCATCTGGATGCGGAGCTGCCTTTCGCGGTGCAAGTTTCTTCATTTCATCCATTTTCGTGTTCTCAGGTTCGGGTTCTTCCGGCTCATCCGTTTCACGTTTACGCAAGGCTTTTGCTTTGCCGGTATTGATGTTGGCCTTGCGGCTTCCCTTGCCCGATGCTGTTCCTTTGCCGGTATTGATGTTGGCCTTGCGGCTTCCCTTGCCCGATGCTTTTCCTTTTCGGCTAATCTGTTTTTTGTGCGATTTCTTGCCTTCTCTTCGCTCCGCGATTTGACGTTGGTGTTGGTAGAATTCGTTCAGCTCATAAATGGAATTATTTGTGATGGCATTCATTTTATAACCGTACGTTTGTTGCCATGTCGAAGCGGCTGGTAATTCAACCGTTAATTGCATCAATCCAATTTTAAAATTTGCAATGTCTTTGTTAGTTATAATTTTGTCCCCGAAGAGGTTTACAACAGTATCTACATTCATTAAATAGATTTGGCCATAGACACTTAAATTAATCTTGATGTCAGCGTTTTCTTTTATTTTATTTAAATATAAACGCCATAATTTCGATCGAGATATGTTCATTTCATCCAATAGATTTTGCGGAAGAAAACTGTTATCTTCGTCGAGTTCGGATTGGGATTCGAATATTTCAGAAACTTCGATAGGTTTAGTTTTTGTGCGTCGTTGAGCTTTAAATGCTCCTTTTCGTAAGACAACCGGCTTCTTTTTTGTTTTGTTTGCTTCTTTCAAGGCGGTGGCATTTTGATCCTCGTAAAATTTGAATAAATCATATAGGATTTCATTCGTGATTGCATGATGTTTATATCCGTAGGTGTCTTCCCATTTAGTTGATTTGATTACTTTCGAATTACTTAATTTTTTTTTAAATTCAGCTACGTTTTTGTGGGAAAGAACATTTCCGATTGCGTTTACTGCGTAATTATTATCCAGCAAATAAATTAATCCGTAAATACCCAAATTAATATTCGTTTTGGCAGCAGGTTTTATTTTGGATAAGTATAAAAGCCACAGTCCTTTTTTGGACTTTGGCAAATCGGAATTAACAAATACTAAATCTTGGGGAAGAAAGTTTATTAATTTTGAGTCCAATTGGGACTGTGGGGCTGGTTCTGGCTTGATTAATTGAACTTTTTTGGTGATTCCTTTTTTAGCCTTATTATATTCTTCTTTTGCGCGGTAAAATAATTTCGCAAGCGCAGTTGCCGTCAGGATACCCGTTGCATATCCATATGTATTTTCCCAAGTAGAAGCCACTTCATTTCCCTCTTTCAACAAAATAAATAATTCAGACCGTTTGATTTTAGAGACCATTTGCGGCGAGAATAAGTCGTCTGTTATTAGGTGCGATTCAACTTGATCTTTATCAAGCAGATAAATGATGCCATACGTGTCCAAATTAGATTCCGCCAAAGTTTCCTTTTGAATGTGGGATAAATATGTGCGCCAAAGTTCCCTTTTTTTATTTTTTAACTTTGAAATCAAAAATAGGTATAAGGGTGAAAAGACCTCGTTTTCCGATAAATTAAATTTCGGCAAAGGTTGCGCATTTCTCATAATAATATTTTTCTCCGTAGTCATTTTACTAAGCTTAGGCGGTGTTGGTGCAAAATCTTCGTCGGAGTCTACCATACATTCCACTTATATTTAAAAATTCCTTAACAGCGCCAGCGGTGGTCGCACTCGAGGCAAAACACAAACGTCGTGATGGGCTCGTCCCCGGAACGCGTCTGTAGTTGGTAGTACGTGCACTTGTTCTTTTTGCACCGGCTGCAGGTGAACAAGTCCGTCGTGGAAACCACGTGCTCGGTCACCATGTACTCGTCGCGCTTGTTTTTCTTGTCGATGAGGCTCGCCCACTTCTCCGGCGCAAACTCTTGGTGGGTCGAAAAGGCGACATCTCTGGCCGCAATGTGCGTCAACAATCCCGGAATCGTCCGCAAATTGTAGTCGACCGTCTTCCATTTCGCCACGTACATGTCGAAAAACAACTTGTTGCTCCACTTGCGCACAATCATCCGTTTCTTGCAGGTGCGCACGGTGTAGTTGAAGATGCTGCTCTCTACGTCTTCCGCGTCCTCGCCCGCCAACGGGCGCAACTTGGCGACCACATTGGCCTGAAAACGAGCTGGGTTGTCCAACATTCTTAAAAAGGAGTTGTAGTTTGTTTATAACTCCTTTCAACGGATTTATTCTAGAAAAAAAAGCATACTGCTCGCGTAAATGGCCGCGCCAACAACGTGGATGGACGCGTGGTAGCGGTCGGCCACTTCAGGGCGCGGGTCAAACGAAAAACACTTGTTGTAAAATCCGTACGAGTACATGAGAAACATGTACCCGAACCCAAAGACAAAAAGCGCCATGGTGGCGTAAGTGGTCGCGGCAAGCAAGATCGTCCGCATTACAATCGCAGAAAGGGCCAGGCGGTCTACGACTAAACTGGTCGGAGAATAGGTCGAATGGTGCCAACTCGACGCGGCGGCTTGAGCGGAAACAATGATTGCGTCGGGCCAGCGACCCAACAAAGCCGCGACCAAGGCCGGTGCCAGAATCATCACGGAAGAGTAATGAACTAACATTTTTTTTGAAGTTGTGAAAAAAATGAAACGGCTTTTATTCCGACCATTGGGTGTAGTTGAAAGGGGAAACCGGCGGCAATTTCGAGGGGTCGACCGAGTCGAGGGGGTTCTTCGGCAACACAAACGGGGTAAGTTCACCCGTTTGAGCGGGTTTCTTGGCAAAACAATTGACTCCGAGTTTCTGGCGCGGGTTGTTAAAGTAGCCGCCGTTGACTCCCGGCCGCCCGCAATCTTGTTCGTGCAGCTCCGTCTCCTTGAACGCCAACCACGTCTTGGTTTGGGTTGGGTAGAGCGCCATTTGGTCTTCGGACCAGCCGTAGTTGCACCATTCGCCGCCCTTTTTGTAAGAGTCGGTGACTTGCTCAATGTCGGCCAGTTTGCCGCCGTACGCTCGGCAAAGCGCTTTGGCGTTCATGTAGTCGTACTGCCCCGGCACGTGGAACACCTGCTTCCCGTGGTCGTCCTTTTGCGGGTCAGGCTGCGACTCCTTCTTTTCGCCCGTGTCCACCACGTCGACGTTGATTTTAGGGTCCTTGAACAGTTGCTGAACGCTCGCCGTAATGTTGACTCCGAAAAAGTATTGCGCCCCCACAATCGCAATCACCACCATGAAAAAGGAAAAAATAATCCACTCCACCACACTGTAATCAGCCGACCGAAGGGCAATCGCCATCACTACCCCGACTACGATTAAGATAAGGACGTATTCAATCATATAAATAGGCCACAAAAATAAAATCCTTGTCTCTGAAGTGAGTGCCTCTAACTTCTTTTGTGTATACTTACATATAATGGCCTTTTGGATCCATGACCCCACGGCGCTCATGGCGAGCGACCACGTCTTTGACCTTTGGCCGACGGCCGACATGTCGACCAACCTAAAACTCAACGCCATCACCCGCCTCGTCGTGGTCATGTCGCTCCTCGGCTATTTGTTGACGAAGAACGCCCGATTCGCCATCATCGGCGCGATTACGATTGCCGCCATCGTCATGTACCAAATGTACCTTCCCCCCCTTAAGGAAGGCCTAGAGGCCCGAATCCAGAGCAACGAATACACCGCCCCCACGACCAACAACCCTTTGATGAACGTTTTGTTGCCTGAAATCAACGGCCCGCCGAAGAAGCCGGCGCTGCCCTACAGCTCCGAAACCGCCGCCGTGATCAACAAAAAGGTGGTGGACCAACTCGGTAAAAACGTCGACCCTCGAATCTTTAGGGGCACCAACAACGAGCTCGACCTCGAATATTCCATGCGCAACTTTTACACAACCGCCAGCACGACCACCCCGAACGACCAAGCCGGCTTCAGCGACTTTCTGTACGGCGACATGCCTTCGGCCAAAGAGGGCGACCCGCTCGCGCTTCTGAAACACAACGCCCGTTTAGGGCCGGTGAATGTTTAAAGTAAAAATAATGTGAATGGAGTACATATGGACGAATTCTACAAAATTACCCGAATCGGCGAAGATTCTTGCGGCATGACGCAAGACCTCCTTCAGAACAACATGGGGGTCGACTACATGTTGAAGAATTTCTACGCCCAGGACTGCACGATGCGAAAGCCGATTGAGTTTGCGACCAGTCAGGTCAACGTCAACTTTAGTTCGGCCGGCGGCGGCGGCAAGAATTGCGGCCTCGGCGGCTGCAACATTAACGAGAGCAGCCACCTCGCCTTTGGCGTGCAAACCCACCCGCGCTGCCGCATCACCCTGCTTGAACGCCCCTTCCTCACCGTGCCCTACCTCGGAAAGGGCGCATTCGACTGCGAGCTCGAGTCCCAACTGCAGCAGAGCGCTTCCATCGCCAACAAAAAGAGCGTCAACACCTCTTCCGAAGTGAGCTACATTCCCATCTCCAACTACCCGCTCATCCCTTCCATCAAGAGCACGATTACGAACCCCGAGTACCTCATTGAAAGCTGGACCCGCGGGGGGGAATCCGTTAGAAAGCCACCCTCCAAATAAAAAAATCCGTTAAGAACCTGTTTTTTTTAATTAAACTGAACAACATGGCGGATTTCGAGAATCCGATGTTCGGGTTTGGGGTTGTCGAGGACCATGAACCCGTTTTTCAAGACCCCTTTACCCGGACTTCGGCCCCCACGGTGCCGGACTACTGGGGTGATTTGCCGCACACGACCTGCGTGTGCGTCAAGCCGTTGGACAAGTTGTTCCACGACCTCAAGGCCGCCATGAACAAGTTCAAAATCACCTACACTCCCTGTCCGCACCTCGCGACGGGCTTCTGCTGCACCGTCGTGCACGAATATTCGGTGATTGAGTTCGACATTAACATTTTCGCCCATGCCGTCGATAAAGTGGTGGTGCCGGACACGTTCAGCGTTTCCTTTCGCCACATGCGCGGGAGTCGCTACGCCGTCAGTTCGTTTCTGTACTTGGTCCTTTGTCCCGAACTTGAAATCCCGTTGGTTGGAAGCCCGCTCACGCACAAGCCGCCGCCTTTGCCCGGCGCACCGATGTCGGTTTCCACCGAGTCGGATATGCTTTCCCTCGATTTGCTGTTGGACCTGCTCAAGTCCGACCATCAAATGGCGACGCAAGCACTGAGCATCTTTTGGGCCACCTACATCTCCAAGCCAAACTTCTATGTCGAGGGCGGAATCGGACTTGCCGTCGCGTTTAGAGTCACTGAATTGTTCCTGGGCGATTTCGATTCTGAAGTCCGCATCTTGTGCATGGGGACTATTTCAGACCTTATCAAGATCCCCCAACTCTGCCCCACCCTGCTCGAAACCCTGGTGGCCGTCGCGGAAAAGGGCAAGCAGGACACGAACTTTCACGTGCGGCACTTTGCCGAACTTGCGCTTTTCTGAGTTTAAACACAACACAGCCCACACTTTGCATGTACAATTCGGCCGCGCCCTGCGATTATTCGACCGACGACGAGTACCGCGCTTGTCTTTTGGCGGCGTTTGAGTTGGCTGAATATTCCGACGAAATCGTTACCAAAATAAATGCCTTGTATGCGTCGCCGTTGGGCCAAACACTTTACCCCGCGGCTGAAACGCTGGCCCAATCGACGGGAATGCCGCACGACATGGCCTTTTGTTTGTTGTTTAATTACGACCATTTTAAAACCACCCACACAACGTTAGTGAAACAATCGTCGGAATAGAGATGGTTTAGGTTCGTGAAAAGGATAATTGACGGGAACGCCGTTCAACGCAGGAACATACATGGGGTTGAGTCCGCCGCACATGTTAATGATTAAAGACGGGTCGACATTCTTGGACTTGTAATGTTCCATGCATTTTTTGCGCAAACGGGGGGCATCTTCGTCGTCGTACTGCACATAACCACCAAACAACAACCTGAAAAGACCTCCTCCTCGTGTAGAGCGCCGCCTTCTGCGATGTCGTTTTGTGTGTTTCATATAAAATATGTAATATATTATATGAATGATCAATGCTTCAATCGGAAGAATTGGGCAAAACATTATCCCAAATACAACAATTCAGACTACGATCAAGCGTATTTCCCATCTTACCGCTTTTTAACACGCCGACCCTCGATTCACGTGACGGCGGCCTCGAGAGGCGAAAGACCCTGTGTGAACCCAAAACACACTCGGCGCGCTCGTCCGACCTCAACACGAACAACACGGCGCGCCCCAATCGAGGACTCGGATTTTCCTCATCGCCTCTTAGACCAACCTACGCACATCCCTAGTCGACACATTGAAGTCGACCCCGTTCGCCAATTTGAAGAAGTTGAGTCGTCACACCCCATTTCTGCAAAAAAACTTTCGGAAGCATCGAAGCCAGAAGCACCAAAACCGGCACCACCCCCGGCACCACCACCTGCACCACCACCTGCCTCACCACCTGCCTCACCACCTGCACCACCACCAAAACCGGCACCACCACCTGCCCCACCACCTGCCTCACCACCTGCCTCACCACCTGCACCACCACCAAAACCGGCACCACCACCTGCCCCACCACCTGCCTCACCACCAAAACCGGCACCACCATCAGCATTAAAATCAGCAAAGTCAAAGACAACTCGAAAAACGCCCTTACGTAATGTAAGTATTGCACCAATTGCAGAAATAAAACATATTGAAATAATTCGGTCCTCATTTGCAGGAAAAAACAAAAACGGAGACTTTAAATGGATGATAAAGCAGCCTGAGTATCGTAATTCATTATTTATTTTTAATGACAACGAAGAAGATTTTTTGGATTATTTATTATTCAGGAAAAAAAGTGATCACATGTCAGGAACTGCAAGTATAAGACACGAAACAAATGCATTTGGAATTCCAACTGGAACATTTTTGCCCTATCAAGGTTATAGTTCACTCCAACATAAACATACTAAATTTACAGCAAACTTTGTTATCACAGTTGCATTCCATGAGTTAAATAATCTTCTTCATGCAAAAATTTACGATAAAGTTATATACAGTTGGGACAAACAATTGGAAACGCTGGCGTTGGACGCTTTCAAAACGGATTCAAACGAAGTGCCTAATTTTATTTACAAAGGTATTGATAGAACCGTACAAGAATACAATGATGAATTAAAGCAACAAATCGCCCGTGAAATTGTCTCGATTCCATGCGCTGAAATGAATGACATGTTATCGATGGTTCTTCCAGGGCAATACGGGGAATCATCCGACGAATCTTTTTTAATTTTAAACCCAAACTATGTTGTCCTTGAAATAACAGACAATACAACCCAAGAAAAAAAATACGTTTGTTGCAATCCGAAATTAATAACACAAATGCAGCACATTGAACCCGAAGTTCCCCCTGTTCCAGAACAAATTAATAGCATCATGGTAGCTAGAACTCTGTTGCAACGATACAATCACGGTTATTCACCTCCTAGATGGTCTCACGGAGAACTAATAAGTTCAGGAAATGATTCATGGTACAAACGATCACAAAAAGTAACCTTGTTTTGTCATTCATATTCGGACTTAACCGAAGTTGAACAGGTCGCGCGGCAAAGAGAACCTGTTAATATTGCTATGGACAAATATTATTCTACGCCGCATTTTGATTCTGGATACACTGAATTATACAAAAACAAACAGAAATTGGGCCCAAATTTTGCTCTTTATATGTTAGCTAAAATTAAAAAGGGCGAAAATTATGTTTTAGCGCATGTTATTAATAGTATTGGGTTTGCATTTGATTCACCTAATCAACCAGATCAACAATATTTTTTGACCAATTTTGAAACAAAAAAAATAGAGTTCGAAAAAGCCCTGCTCGATATGTTTCGATTAATTTTTGCTTGTGCAAAAACAAAAAATCTAGCGAAAATATGTTTTTGTTACATTGGCGGGAGTGCTTTTTCTAATTGTTTTCCAAATGGTAACAATAGAAAGTTTCCAGCTGGTAGTTTAGAGTATATGCCGTATTTTATGAAAGCATTCAGTGAAGCGTTGGCTGAAGCGGTCCTGAGACATCACATTACACACATTTCTATGATGGGGAACGGCATAGAAAAAACCCAAACAATCATGGAACAATTGTCTGCCCAAATGAATACCGAATTAAACAAATATAATGCAATTGAATACAAGTTTGAGGGTAAAATCCCGGATATATTGACCGAGGAAACACAAGATACGCTTTTCGTCAACGCATGGGATCCTCACTCGGTCGTCGGAAACGGGAATGAGGGAGACCTCTCGATTGACGGATTTTTCGGCAGATCATCCGATATGGGATTCATGTCGCATCCAGATATTAATCCTTATGTTTTGCATAATATTGTGCGAATCTAAATTTAATTATCTTGTTCAATAACATGAGTCATCTAGAGCAATACAAACATCAAATTTCAAAACCCTATTTGTCGTCAAAATACGACTGCACATTTCGAATTGTGTTGAATCAAAGCTTAATTCATGAAATGCATTTAGACAAGGTTCGTAGTCATGCCTCCCCCAACGTGATGGAAGTATTTTATTCGGACCAGATACACAAAACACCGCCAAACAAAAAGGCAGACACTTCAATTCCAAAAACGGTGTCTGCAAAAGAACAAGAAATTCAAAAATGGAAAGCCGCACTTCCCGTAAGACCCACTTTAGAAACGATTGATGCGATCGTAACTGAGTTTGCTCATTCAAAAGCATATGTTGCAAAACAAACTGATCAAATTAGAGAAAATCACCCTCAAAATAAGTTTCATGTGTTAACAGAATATGTGGCTGTTCATATTGCTGGCAAATCGGATGTAATGAGACCAAGTTTAATAAATGGAGCCCAATGCAATCCGAAATTGTTTAAATCCATATTTACTGTAGGTGATGGAACATGTTTTATTCATTCCATTCTGTTAAGCATTAGCAGTGCATACAGGAAATATAACGATGAACAAAAGGGATTTATAGGAAGAGAGATACGATCGAGACTGAATCTGCCGGGTAAATCCGCTGATTTTTTAGGAGATGAAATTCTCGATAAAATGGCAGCACTCTTCGACATTTGCATATTGTATTTTGCAACTTATTTTATCGATACATATTCTTGCCGCATGGTCGGAGATACTAGTAAAAATTGTATCATGATGATTAACGTCAATGATGGACATTACATGGCAGTAACTTATGATAAACAATTTATTCTCAATAACGTTGATGTTGGATGCGACACGGTAATCGTCGATTAAAAAGTGAGTTGGGCGAGTTCTTTCAACCAAAAGGCTTCTTCGGAAGTCGCGGTCAGCGTCGCCATTCGCTTTTGGATGTCGCCTTGTTCTCGCACCAACGTGTCGGCGTTTTCAAAAGAAACGCTGTCCATGGGCATCTTGGTCAAGTAGTGAAAGTCGCCGTCGATTTCTTCCAGCCCGAACTTGGTCAGAAGGCCTGAAATGTCGCT